GAACTATTTATAACTAAGCCATCAGCATTACTAATACTAATAACAACACCTGATACTGGCTGTGTTGCAGGGAAGTTATCTTCATCTGCTATAACTTCAAGTCCACCAACAGGTGCTATCTGGTTAGCAACAAAATCTACAACAGCACCAGAGGTAGGAAAGTGACTATCACTATTGGTAATAGTAGTCTGCTTAGACATTCCTGATACTTGGTTTAGATCAGCAGTAGAACCTGTAAAACCATCTAATTTATTTAGTTCAGAAGTATTTGCTGTAACACCATCAATAACTGTTTTCTCTGCATCTGTAAGAGCATTTGTATTGCTGTTTGATTCGTATAAAGTCTTAATCTCACTAGCAGTTTGATCGGCTGTGGCATTAGCTTCGATAGCATTTAGCTTGCTATGGTCGGCATCTGTAAAGACGTTACTATCAGAAGCAGCTTCTACTGCTGCTCTAATCTCTGCATTGGTTTGATCTGCGGTAGCACCTGTTTCTATACCATTTAGTTTTGTATGGTCTGCATCTGTAAATACATTAGAGTCTGTTGCTGACTCTACTAAGGTTCTTATTTCAGCAGCAGTTTGGTCAGCAGTTGCACTTGCTTCTATACCATTCAACTTAGTATGGTCTGCATCAGTAAATACGTTGCTATCATTAGCACTTTCTACAAGTGTTCTTATTTCTGCTGCGGTCTGGTCTGCTGTAGCAGAAGCTTCTATTCCATTTAATTTAGAATGATCTGCGTCAGTAAAGACATTACTATCACTAGCACTTTCTACTAATGTTCTAATCTCTGCTGCTGTTTGATCTCCTGTAGCTCCTTCTTCTATACCAGCCAACTTATCAAGAATCTCTTGTTGAGCAAATAATACTTGATCGCTATTTGTATCTAAATCAAATTCTGTTAAAACACTACCATCTTCAAAATCTACTTTCTTTGCACTAATATCTGTATCTCTTTGAAACTTAATAGCAGCCCCATTAGCAGGGATATTGCCACTCGTAAAAGTAACTGTTGCTCCGCTAATTGTGTAATGTGTATCAAGTGTTTTTAAAGTGCCAGCTACAGTAACATCTATCTCAGCAGTTGATATGTAACTAAAGGATATTGAAAATGCTGCGGTGCTTCCATTACCTGTATGAGTAGTTGACGAAGCTGCTGTATTAGTAGCCATGATTTAAAAGGGTACTTGTGGAATAGAGTCTAATGTAATTCCTCTCTTTAGTTTATCAGCTTCAGATTCAACTGTCTTTATCCTTAGTTGTTTTTGTGCATCAAGATATTCTGTTTCAAGAATCGTTGTTGCTTTTTCTTTATATATAGACATGATTTTATTTAATTCTTGCACCACTTCATTTCTAGCATCTGTCTGTGCTTTTATAGCAACTTCTTCATTTACTACTGTTACAAAATCACCTCTCATAATTTTTATATTTTTTTTCATATTTGGTTTATTTATAACTTCTGTTAGTTTGTCGTACAACCTTTTACCACCTATTTCTGTTGATGCTGTTAAATATACAAGTTGAGCATATTCATCTGTATTTAACTTATATGCACCTCCTAATAAACTTTTCTTTGGTGGTTTAAATTCTCTATTAGTATCTGCAATAACACTTAAAACAGGATCGTTTATTGTTTGTGTATCTGTTGACCAGCCATCAAGTAATACGTTCCAGTTATGTTTTCCAAAGCCTACAGGAAATGTTCTGTATTGACCTGTAATCCAGTTTTGTTCTGGTCTAAGTTCAGCATTAAAGTAAGGAATTGTTGCAGCTAATTCGTTTAAATATCTTCTAAATGAAAATAAAGGTGACGTATCTCCATACGCTGTTTTATCCATAAGTATATTACCATCTGAAAAACTTGAATATGTGTTCATAGCTTTCTTTAAATCTCTACCACCAGCAGAATATGGATTTGTAATTGCAGCTAATCTTCTTGCTAAATATCTTTGCAAACCATCAGGTCTGTCAAACATCTGCACCATTTCAGTAATACCTTGCAAATAAGATTTTTCTACTAAATTTCTTGATAGTGCTACTTTTGCTACATCTACAAGCTGTTGTCCTCTGTCATCTTCTGGATTTAAATAACCTCTTACCTGTGCCATATCAGCAGATAAAGATAAGAAGTTAGCCCAAGGATCAAGTCTTTTATAACTTACATATTTATATTTAAGTTTGCCATCTGCACCTCTTACATATTTTGTATCTTGGTCTATATTTATTACTTCATAAGCTTTGCCTGTTTCTGCATATTTTTGACTTTCTTGTTCACTTATTAAAAATCTAAAACTATAAGGCTGCCAACCTGTGTCCATCAACTGTTTGTTAATCTTAAAGTTAGGAGAACCACCACCAGTTATAGATACTTGTGCGTTAGGGTTATTATTATTTACAGCTAACATACCAGCAGAAGCCCATAAAGCACCGCCAAGTTTTGCTTTACCTCTGGCTCTGGCTGCTACTGCTAAATTATCACTTGTCATTTCTGCAACGTGTTCTTGATACCATTTCATATTTTTTAAAGCATTACCAGCTATAGGTATCTCACCCATTTCTCTTAGAAAAGGTGTCATCTGTGCAGTTTGTTTTAGTATGTTTGCTGGTGTTCTTATGAAAGGTAAAACCTGTCTTAAATATGGGTGCTGATTAATAATAGTTTGCATACCTTTAGTAAGACTTCCTTCTGCTAGTTGTTCTGTAAATGTTGATTGTGCTGAAAATTCTCTAGCTCGTCTATATAAATCTAAAGTCTTGTTGCTATATTTACCTGTTTTACTTTCATTCATTAAAAGGTCTGTTACTTGCTTAAATCTTCTATCCATAAACTTTTGTAGCTGCACACCTGTTTTCCCTGCCCTTGTACCTTCTTCCCATATCTCTGCTTTAGCAAAAGCTCTAAAGTTTAGTTGCTTAAAAAATTCATCTTCTGCCATAAGAAACCTACTTGGTAATCTATACATTATTGATAAACCTCTTATTACTTTATTTGATCCTTCAAGACTCATTCTTTCAAAATCAATTACTTGTGATCCTCTATCTAATATGTTTGTGTCATACTGGAAAGATTTTTTTGCTAGAGCTAAAGAATCGCTTATAGCTTGTAAAGCATAAATAGTTTCTTTAACAGCCCTACCTCTTGTTATTTCATCTTTTGCTCCAAAAGCTAGAGTTAATGGTCTTGATAAAGAGTTAAGACCAGTAGCAAGCATATTGACTTGGTGCGTTACTGGACTAGATAAGATTGAATTGATAAATATTTCATTTGTGATTTGCCAAAATCCTTGTCTAAAACCATTTTTTACTAACTTTTGATAAGCTTCTGGATTGGCAGCAGCTATATTAATTTTTCTAACTATTGGTCTAAGAGTTTTAAAATCTCCATCTTCTGCCATCTTTATAAGGTCATCTACTTTGTATTTAGTAATAGGTGATATAAATTCATCTACTTCTTTTACTACATCTTTTCCTTCTACACTTACCTGTTTAATTTTATCTCCATACTTAAGATAAGCGTCTATACCTTTTCCTTTGTCAACTTTTGGTATTAGTGGCTTTTCTTTTAGAGTTCGTAAGCTTAAACCTAAAACACTATCAACAGGTCTTTTTAAATTAATTAATGAGTCGTTAATTATTTGTTCTTGCTTGTATTCTTTTAAAAGTTTTTTTACTAAATCTTTATTACCTGTTGCAGCAGCTACATCTATAGCGTCTGTATATCTCATTATAGATTGAGTGCTTTCAAACAATAACTGTTTTGCTGCAATTAAAGTAGCTGGTAGATTTTTTTCATATAAAACTTCTGTAATATCTGATAAGGCATTTACTGTATCAAAAGGAAGTTGTTTTTCTGCAATCGCTGAAAGACCAGCTATTGTGTTTTTTCTTGGTGGTTTCTTACCAGTTCCCCTTGTTTTGTTAACACCACCAGCTTTTGCTTCATCTAAAATTTGCTTTGTTCTTGCATTAAGAAAGTCAATAACATCTCCATGTGTTTTAAATTGACCAGCAAAGAATGTTCTTTTATATCCAAATGGATCAATAATATCTCCATCAGAATCTAGAGGAGTGATTGATTTTTGTTTTTTACTACCTACAATTTTTTCTAATTTCTTTTGTTTAGTTTTCTGTTTCTTTCTTAGTAATTCAGTTTTCTTAAACTTCTTAAGAATGTTTATAAACTCCATTTCATTCATAGCTTTTTCATCAGCTATGACATCAGAGTTTGTAGCTTTTTGATAGTTCAGTAGTCTTTTTAAAAGTATTGCTTTTCTCTTTGGATCATTTTTTATTTCTTTAAAAGAGTTGATTATAAAACCAGTTACATCATCTAACTTTTGTCCAAACAAACCAGTTACATCTTTAGCTGTAGAAGATAGTTTTTCTCCTATACCTGTGTTCTTAGCTATTTTTCTTGCAGCATCTATACCTTCTCCCCCTGCTTTAATAGTGCCAGTAGCAATTCTGTCAAACATAAAAGCGTGTATGTTATTTTTTATCCTTAGTAAATATTTATCTTCGGCTGAAACTCTATTATCTTCTGGTCTGTCTGGTGTTGCCATAAAATCAGAAACAGTTTTAGTTGCATCTACAAATTTCTCTACACCTACACCTGTCTTTAACTGAAAAGCTTTATCTACTGGTGTAGATTTTAAATACTCCACCATATTGTTGACCATATCACTACCTAAACCTTCTGATAAAAAATTAAAAGCATTATCTTCGTATGGATCTGTTAGAGCAAAATCAACAATACCAGCAGCAGCTAGACCTTGAAATCTTTTAAGACCTAAAACCTTTAGTCTGTTACGCAACATAGCTGTTGGTACAACATATTGTGTTATAGCTTTAGGAATAAAATATAATGGTTTTTCCTGATCTCCTTCAATCTCAGTACCTAGTTCCTTGAGATCAATTAAATCAAAGTTACCTTTTAAATCTTTACCTAAAACAGTTCTTATAGTATCTTCTCCAAGTTCAAACAGTTCATTAAAAGATTGCAGCCTACCATTGATAAGACCTCTCAATATAAGAGAAGCAGGGTTCTCTGACATTGTTTTTTCTTGTTCTATCCTTAATGCCTTTTGATTTACTTTTGCTTTTTCTAATCGCTGTAAGTAAGCATCTCTTTGCTCTATAAGAAAATTATTTAATCCTGATCCATCAGTTGTTTTATCAATAAGATTATTAAAAAATTGTTCATAGTTAACTAAAGGTTTTTTTAGTTCTTTTACTAAATTAAATTCTTCTTTTTCTGGTGCTTTTGTATTTACTTCTTTTACTATTGTTGGTTCTGGTTCGACTACATTTATCTCAGGTTTAACTTCTTCTGGAATTATTTGATTGTTTTGTAGATTTGAGTCCATTATTTAAAATAATTTAGGTTCTCTTCTTGCGTCATTAAGAACATCTGTCACTAGCTTAACGTAGTCTGAGTCTGTTGCATAACCATTTTCTTTTAATCTTATTATTGCTTCTTCAGCAGTATCTACATTTACAGTACCTTTTCTATCTTGAAAGTCATCATTCCAGAATTTTTTATAATGTTCTATTGATTGCTTGACAGTATCAAAGTTTTTAAAGTGTGCCATCACTCTTACTTTCTTACCATCTACTTCTTCAAATGTAGGTGCTAGTGTTGATTGACCAGCATCTATTTCTGCTTGCGTTGCTTTTATACCAAAGTAGTTGTTCTTACCAGTAACTTGTAATCCATGATCTGATTCAACACCAAACTGTGCTGCAACTACTTCTGGAAACTTAACACCAACTTCTTTAGCTAGTTTATAAATTGTCTTAAAATTAGTTTCCATACGTTGTACTGCGTTATTCTCTTTGCTAATCGTCACTTGAGTATCTTCTTGTTTTTTATTTTCTTTTCCTTTAAATGGTAAAGCCATAGCTAAAAGACTGCCATCTCGTAAACCTAAGTTTGGAGTCATGTCAGACTGTACTTCAGATAGGTCTTGACTTGGTAAAAATTCTCCTGTTGTAGTTGTTGGTTGGTCTGACTCTTTTTCTGCTATCTCTGCTGCATCTTCATCTTGGAATGAACCCATTAAGTTTGTTTTCATATAGTTAGGCATATTTTTATATATAGAACTGTCAGTATCAAATCCATAAGTAGTTTGTAAATACATATTAAATCGGTTCATAAAGTTTTCCCCTGCCCCGATAGGTGGTGGTACATCTCCTGTAGCAAGCAATGTTCCATCTTTTGCTGCATTTGCTGGTGGTACAACTATGTCTGAAAAGATTTTACTTAGCTTTAAATTATTAGGGTTAGTTATAGTATCAGGTCTGGCTGGTGTATCTTCATTGGTTGATTTGTTTAACTGGTCATTAGGTTTTGACTTATTGATACCTTCAAAAATACCTGATGGTTCAAGGCCACTTACACTTGTATCTAATGGTATAGCTGGCCTGTTATATTTTTCTCTGGTTTGATTTAATGACGATTGTTGATCTTCAGTAATTGTAAAATGTTTTGGTGTCATTCCAACTTTTGCATAGTTGTCTAATATGTCTCCAACAGTTACATCTCCATATTCTTTGTATTGTTCTACAACTTCTTCAACAGTTGGTTTTTGTCCATCACTACCCATCTCCATTCTGTCTGCAATTCTTTCAAATAAAAATATTTGTCCTTTAGTTTTCTTTTCGTTGTATTGTTCTATATCTATACCTTCAACACTAAGAATATAAGCTCTTGCTTTTTCTATTTGTCTATCTGCAATAGCATCAGCTTCATCAATTAACTCTTGTTTTGAAGCAGTTGGATTATCTTTGTACCATTCTTTTAATTGTTTTTTACCTTCTATACGAAAGTCATCTCTTGCTCTACCATCTGCTGCGTCTTTAAATTCTTTACCATCAAACTGCACAAATTGATCGTTTATAGCATCTTCAATAATTGTGACACCCTGACCAAGAGTTGTTAGTTCTCCGTCATAATTATCATCTATAAATTTAATTAACTCTTTAAACTGTTCACGTTGTTTCGGTAGCTGCAATGAACTGTTATACCAGCTTCTAGCTGCACGAGTAGCTTCTTTCTTTGTATTGTATTCATTAAATAAAACCTTATCTTCTATATCGTCATATTCATCATATTTCTCTGGCCTTATAACAGTAACTTGATTATTTAAAAACTCTTTTGCTGCTTCTGTTGGATAACGCTTGTAGTATTCAACAACATCTTCATCTGTTGAGTCAGGGTTACGAAGAATAGCAAGACCATCATCTTCCATTTGTCTTTCTTCTAGCTTTTCGTTTTTTTCTTCTATCTCTTCTTGTAATGTCAGCAGCATCTTTTCAAACTTATTAGCTTTCTTTGTAAATGCAGGGTGGCTTGTAAGTGTAGATGTACCTTTATCATTTGTTGGAAAGTAATCAGCCATATTATTTAACAAAGCTCTAGCTCCATCTACATCTCCGCTTAGTGCTATAGAGGTGGCAGCTTCTATAAGAGTATCTACTTGTTGTTCTAATATCTTGTTATAGTTTTCTCCTTTAAATAATCTTCTTATCTCTGTATTCTGTTTTAATATTTTAGCTCTAAGGTTAGCTTCGTTTTGTTGTACTACTTCTTCTGTTGCTCCTTGTGGTCTAAGTAAATAGTAGTCAGCTATATTACTTTTCATATTCTCACTATTTATAACCTTATAGTTTTCAAATAGCTGCTTGGGATATTCTGTATTAGATAAGGTATGAATAGCATCATGTCCTTTATCTAGCTCTGGTACAAAATATTTATTGAAGTAGTATGGTTTAACATCTAGTTTTTCTATATAAGTGCTTCTCTTACCAGCAAGCCAATTTTGAAAAGTAGAGTTAGTAAATGGAAATGATGAAATTGGTCTTGTTTCACCTGATACTTCATCTACACCAGTATCAGTAAGAAAACTTGTTTGTAATTGTTGTGCATAAGATTGTCCTAATAACGTAGCTTTTGTTTTAGAAAAGTTATGTTTAAACCAAGGAGTTCTACCAGCTAATATTTGTGCTTCTGTTGGGTTAACTGTTTTACTAACATTATCTAATCTTCTACCCCATTCATCTTCTGTGTTATCAAGTTCTGCTTCTTCTGGAAACTGCTGATCTACTGCTTGATTGTATAGATTTACATAGTTAGGACTTGTTGGGTCGTATATTTCTTTAGCTGCCTGTTCTGCTTCAGCACCTATAATACCTCTTTGTTTATCAATCTCACTTTCCAACATCTTTCTAAGACTAGGATTGATGATAGATAAAGCACTAGCAAGCTGACCAAAACCATCTTGTGTATTAACAGCAGCAACCCTACTTTGTCGTACAAAGGTATCTACTGGTCTTGCCTGTGGCTGAAAGCTTGAAGTCATCTTCTATTGAAAGCTATGTAGCTGTTTAGTCCTAATGTAGCAGCTTCGGCTACAGTATCTAGCAGCGTTGGTGCTTTCTGTGCTTCCATATATGCTTGGTTTTGGAAGTCGATAGCTTCATTTCTTCTGCTTTCTCTTTGTGCTACAAGACCTTCTACATCTCTTTCGTATTGTCTATCTGCTGATTCCATTGTTTGATTGATTGTCTCTCTTAAAGTAGCTGCCTGTCTAGCTGCATCTCTATCTAACAAGGCAGCTAAGTTACCTGATATACCTTCTGTTGCTGCAATAGCTCCCTGTGCTTCTATCTGCTTGATTGAAGCTGCAAGTCTTTTCTGTGATTGTGCTGCCCTTTCTTCTTCTAATCTTGAACTGATAGCTTCTTGTTGTGCTGCAAACGCAGCGTCAGCAGATAACGCACTACGTCTTGCAGATTCATAAGCATAACTAGCCTGTTGATTTGCTATTCTCTGTTGTTGGATTGTTGAGACTACACCAATACCAAGACTTCCGAGGAATAAACCACCAGCTAATTTAGATGTAAGTCCAAGTGCAGGGATAGCAACACACATTACTTGATCCTCATAAATTCAAAGAATGGTTTTTTGTACTCTCCATATTCCTTATGGTATGTAGTAAATTGAAACCCTAAAGATTTTAACCACTTAATAGCAGACTCATTCTCTGCATATACTACATTGTATAGGATTTTGTAAGATTTCAACAGGTTGTCAACCCATTTTCTACCTTCTCTTATTAATTGTATTTTATATTTTTTATTACTGAACAATTCATCTGTAGATATTAACCATATACAACCATTAGAAATGACACCACATATACCCATAGGTTGATCTTCGTCACCAGCTACAGTCATTACTGTTTTACTATGCAGAAAAGACAAACGCAAAGCTTCTTCTGGATCTTCATTTGTTTGATATTTGATTTCTATTCTGTCTATATTTCTAATATTAGAGCAAACGTAATTTAAGTCTGAGAGTTTTGATTTTCTTAAATACCCCATACTTACATACGTCTACTTCTGATATGAAATACAGCTTCATACTCTGCACTTGATAGTTGTGTTGGTAGGTATGAATTGTTTTTTATATCTATATCTACTCTGTCTGCCCTACTAAATATCGGCACTCTAAATGTGCCTGTCTCTAGATTAATCTGACCTATAGAACTGGAAGCTGCACCAAGCAGACGACCAGTAAATTTATGTGTACTTGTATCTCTATTCTCAGGTGTTACTTCTACTTGAAAGAATCCTGTATCTTCAAACTTAATATAGAAGTAGTGCATCTGCAATCTACCGCTTAGTATCTCTGCACTATTCTGCCCTGCTGCTTCTGTTATACGTTGTTTACTAAACCTGTAATGAAACTCAAATGGTTCTCCAATAATAAACTTTGCATTTCTGTAGTCTCCATCAGCTTCTATTGTTGTTGTTGAACCATTGGTAAGGTTGGTTGTTTTTATTACAGCACCAGACTTAAGAGTTCTTGTATTACCAAACAGGTCAACAAATGTGCTGGTTTCTCCTGATCCTAAATATCTACCTACAACACTCATAGCCCCTCTAAGTCTATAAGGAACTGTAAAAGTAGATTTCTTAGTTGTTGAGTTAAATGCTACTGATACACCAGTAGTTGCTTCTGTTACCTTATGGTCTAAATAAAACTCAAAGTCTGCATTAGTTTCTGTAAAATCATTCTCGAAAGGTATTTTTTCTAATGATGTGCCATTAGCTTCTTCTACTACACAGAACAAATCAGTACCAACAAAATCAATATTTCTTATAGTGCGATTAGAGTTGATAGTAAAAGTAAACCAAGAGTTCAATACCTTTTGACCTTGACCACCATATAACCAGCGATTTACATACAACTTGTTTGGATTATCAGTACCAAGCAAAACTAAAACATCTTGGTTGTTTGATACAGCAAGTTTAAATATCCCACTTGGTATTAGTCTTGGTACATGAATTGTAGTATTGGTTGCATCTTTTACTGTGACATCTGATTGTGTTATATATTCTCTGATACCAGCAAACGTACCTTTCTTTGTTAAGAAGTAGATACTAGAACCAGAACCTACAGGACTAGCAGCATCACTACTCTCAAACTCTGTTGCCACCAGCACGTTAGCTGTTTTTGGTGTCAGGTTGTCTGCTGAACTGCTGAGTACAAACTGTGTTTGATCTGAGAACAAGATCAACTGTTCTCCCATAGTTACTGCATTTTTAAGAATCGCAACTTTAGTATGTGATGCAGCTACGTCTATAGGATCTGAGTCAATAACAGATAAGACTGTCTCTGGAAAAAAGTTAAAGAACTCACTAACTCTTGATAGCACTACGTTGTCATCAGCCAGAAAGCCTAGTCTATTTCTAAAAAAGAATACGTTATTTATCTTGGCATTTATAAAAGATGGATCAGGTGCAGATACCAGATCACCAACAGTACGTTCACCCCATTTTGGCAATGTATAGGTTTGTCCTGATAATGTATAACTATCCCCATCAACCCTTGCAAATCTAAAGTTACCATCAGCCTGTCTTATCAAGACATGGGGCATAGTGTCATAGTTAAATTTAAACTTGATGCCAGCTTCTACAGTCTCTTCCCATTGTCCTTCTTCTAAAGCATTACCATTATTTGTAACAAACTTAACGTAATAATTATCAAAGTTAGTTGATTCATCTCCTTTTACTTCAACAACATATCCATTAGGAGAAACAGTAGGTAAGTCTGTAAATCTCTGTACTGAATCTTTTACTACTGTGATTTGTGTATTACCTTGTGTGTCTGATCCATCAATAGAAAAGTTACTGCCATCATTTTTCTTTATATGTATGACGCTACCACTTCTAGCAATAGTAAATCCTGTCAGTCCAGAGTTAAGACCTGACTGCAAATCACTAGCTACTTGTTCAGTACTGAGAGTAGAATCGCTTGATGTGTCATCTGTAACTGTTACACCATCTACTGTGACTGAATATGTAGTCTTATCTGAGACTTGATTTATAAAAACTATAGCTTGAGTAATGTTGCCAGCACTCAATGAAGAATCCATAGTTGCTGTTATGCTTGTATTTACAACAAAAGTAAAGTCAGCAATAGTAACAGTCTTGATAACGCTTCTTGGGTTGGAAGTGTTTAGATAGTTTGTACCATCAGGTTTGTTTACAGTTAATTCTGTACCATCTAACTCATAGACTTTGACATTACCATTACTAAATACTGCAACGTATCTTTCATTTGCATCTCTATTGATAGTTTGAATATGAACATTACCAAGTGCAGAGTTGCTTATATTAGTTACATACTGCAAGCCTGATCTTTTTATAAGACCAATGACAGGGTTGCTATCAGCATTGTCTTGTATGTCTGCATGATCTGATTGTTTAGAAGAGTCTGATGACTGAGATATACCTCTTAGTAAAGTAGGTATGGATCTAGAAATGACAGGCATAACTATCTGTTAAGAACGTCAATAGGACTGAATGTATTTATTGCATCACTTATAGCTGGATCTCCTATAAGCATATTATGATCTGCATTACTTAAGTCTGTTTCCATAAGTATAGCTCTTGCTCTTGTTTCGTCTTGTTCTGTATAAGTTCTTAAGCTTTGATCTCCAACTAATCTATCAACAAATATTCTTGCAGCTTTTACGTTGATATATCTTCTAGCTTGTTCTGGTATTTCATCAAAGTTTCTAAAATAAATAACAGTACATTTTAAATCTTCGTCAAAAATAAATGTCTGCTTTTTTCTATCGTAAAGTTTTAGTCCTCTTTGAATAGGATCTATTGATGGGTGGTCAAAAGTATTGGCATCAACTCTCAATATATCAGTACCTAAAACAATATTATTAGACGCATCTCTTGTAAGAGTTACGTTGATTTCTGTATTGAAACTCCACCCTTCTGACTGTACTTCCTTGTTTACTTCGATTAATGTATTCTGTGCTTTTCTAACGTCAACAGGTAACGTACCAGTTAATGAGTTTACTGGTGCTTCTCCTATTGCATCAAGCATTATGTTGATACATTCAAGTTCGGTGGTTGCAGCTACAGCCATGATCTAGTACTTTTTTGTGGGTATCTTCAATTTAGATTTATTAGATTTCATTTTACCAGACTTCTTTTTCTTGTCTGTTTTCTTTTTACCGCCAGAATGATACATAAAAAAAAGGGTATCTAATAATAAGATACCCTATAAATTGAAATTAAGAAGCAGCAAGTTTAATTGTTGCAGCACATTCTGGTCTTAGGATTCCATGACCGAGCAAGTACTTCGCAACCATTAATGTACCTTGATACATCAAATTGTAGTCTGAGCCTGAGATCTCAGTTGTCATATCCATTAGCTTAACTGTACCAACAGCAGACTTATGGAATACAAGTCCGATAGTTTTACTATCGTCACCTGAGTAGGTGTTGTTCGCACCGCTTGGGTTACTGCTGACGTTTGACTGTGGAACGCTGTTAGACATCATGATTGGTATGCCAGCAATTTGCTGTACTTTACCTGATGCAAACGAACCATTACCTTGTGGGTTGAAGTCAACATCTACAGTTCTTGTAGCAGACTCAGCAAGCTTGTAATACTCAGCAGGGGGAAGAACACAGAAACGATCTGTCTGTGGTATGTCTCTTTCATCCATTGTCTGTGCAATGTCATAGATAGCACCAGCTAGTTCATCACCTGATACAGCAGCAGAAGTTGTGTTACCAGAAGCAAGAGTAGATACAATACCACCATTACCACCACTAAGAGTAGAAGATGCTCTGGAAGCATTAGCTATTTGCTTGGCTACGTTTAAATCGTATTGCTTTGCGAGAGCCTTACCAAGTTCATCAGCATAAGTTGCCCTTACGTCATAATGATTCTTAAGCTCGTCAATCTGAGCAACAAATGCTTGTGCTACTAAAAGATCATCTATAAGAATAATCTTCTCGTTAGCTTTGATTTGGTTTGCTCCAACTAGAGGTGTACCAACTGTGTGATAGGCTGCGGTAGCTGCACCTAACACTGGAAAGCTTGCACTCTTGCCTGATGTAATAGTACGAACTGAATGAAGTTGCTCGTTAAAGATATTATTTCTTGTGAACGCAGTTAGCACCTCACCCGAAAATACCTTTAAAAATAATTCATCAAAGTTAGTACCACTATTATTGACAAGCCCAAGCCTAGAAACCGTGGCGTTAGCCATTCTAAACTCCTTGAATAAAGATTAATAATAGGGTTACTTCTTTTCGTAATCGTTTTCCAAAGCGTTATCTGACGTATCAGGCACTAAGTTTTTTTGATTTTTTTTAGAAGTATCAGCAATTCCACTTGCGTAATGCAAGAGCCTTGCGTGTTGGTCTGCCCTTACTATCTTTCATAGCCCCTTTCACTCCTGACATTCTTGCACAAAAGGATTTCTTACGAGCCTTTTCTCTAGGTGTCAGTCCACTTTTTTTAGTGACAGGTCGTTGCAACTTTGAACCTGTAGCTGCATTAATTCTTCTTCTCCCACGTTCAGACAATCCTCCTGTTGGATTCTTGTCAGATTTTCTAAGAGATAAAGATTTTCTGCGTGGAGACATGAACTACGAGTAAGAGTAGTTAAATAAAATATAACACTTATGCAGTTGCTTGTCGTCTTTTGTGATTGTAGTTTATTCTTTTCTTGCTTACCTTTGCTCTCTTAAATTTAAGAGTTTCTCTGTTAGACATTTCTCCTGTAGTCTTAGGAGTCTTACTACTAACTCTTCTAGATGGTCTGCAAGCAGGGTAGCCAGCACGTTTTTCTCCCTTCTGACGACCACAAGGTTTGCCAGTTTTTACGTCTACCCACTTCTCTTTGAACCATCTAGTAAGACTCATTTGCCTACATCTTTTTGTGCTTTAGTATGTGCAGCTTTGAATGAAGAACCTTCACGCATTAGCTTCTTCATTAGATCCATGTGCTTTTTAGAATGATGCTCTGAATGTTTCTTCAGAGTTCTCATTTGACTAAGTGAAAGTTTCTTCATGCTTTTCTATAGCCACCACCACGTTTTTTGTATGTTCTTACAAGCCACGCATTAGCATAAGCAGAGGGATAGACCTCAAACTTTTTTTTAGCTTCTGCTTTTACTCTTGCATAAAGAGTAGGGTTGGTTGGTTTGTTAGCCATTAGACAACATCTGAACTACCGATTCTTGCATATACACTTTGGGTGTATGCTGCATCTTTACCATAGCGAGGATCACTCATTGCAGCAGTAATCTCTGCTGCTGTTTGGAATGGATTGTTGTCGTTACGAGGTGTACGACCACCAATCAAGTCTGGCTCATAGCCTTGTGATTCATTCATTTGTGCTTTAAGTCCTTGAACTGCGATTTTGATTACAGGTACATTAGCTGTTTCAAGTAGTTCATTGAAAGAATCTAATGTCTCCTTTGGAAGATTGTTTGTACTCCATTCTACTAGCTGCTTGTAAGCTTCTTCACCACCTACAGATTGTTTGATTTCATTTGATTGTGCTATGGTCACATCTTCTGGTGATCCACCTGTACCTCTCAAGCCATTGAGGTATGTATCTATAACCTGTTTAGAAAAGCCAGCTTCACCTAGTTTGCTGTAATCATCTTCATTGATCTCACCTGTATCTGAGAATCGTTGGGTAATATCTTCTACATCAATCCCAACTTCTTCTAGTACAGAAGCAAGACCATCACCATAAAATTCTTCAGCATCAAATGATGGCTGTTCTTCTTGGTTTTGTTCTGTTTCTTCTGTGCCTTCTGATTGTTCTTCTGTCTGTTCTATGGCTCCAAGCTTGCCTTCTAATTCTTTGTAGCTTTTCACCATATCTTCAGCAGTTTTAAACTTCCCTGCAATCAGTCCATTGTCATCTCTCAAACTTTCAATATCTTCAGCAGACATTGGTGGAGTTTCATTAGCCTGTACTTGTGATGATGTCATAGTAAGTAATCAGTTTAATGTTATTGTACGACCATTTTTTGTTTTGACTACTTTTGGTTCAGTAGGTTCTGGTGTGTCGTTAACACCTAGTTCGCTAACAATAGCTTTTGGCATAGCTGTTTCTTGAGAAACAAACTTTCCGTTTTCATCTCTGGGTTTACTCTTGGATTGGGACTTCTTGGTTGGCATTGATTTGCTCCTGTATTTGATCGGCCTTCGCATTGTTTTGTGGGTCAAGCAAAGGTGAAGTTAAAGCAGCACTACCGAGTGATCGAACAAGCTCTTGCTGCTGTAGCTGCTGCTGTTCTTCGGCAATCTGTTGTGGTGATTTTATCAGATTCGTACTGTCAATGCCAATAGAGGTAGCAAGCATCTTGACTGCCTCATCTAGATTTACGAACTGTCTCATAATATCTCCACCCAAAGCTTGAGATACAGTCGTAATAAATTCAATAAGCTTATCTCTATCATGTCCTCTACCTAGTCCTTGAAGTCCAGTAATGATATGGAGTTTCACTATATTGTCTGGTAGCTTGGGTGCTTTACCTGACTTGACCAGTAAGTGCATACGTCTTTTGAGATATACAAGTTGAAACTCTTGGGTCAGGATAGAGTAGATTCCACCAAGACTATTCTCTAATTCATTAGTAAGTATTTTTAGCTCTGTACTTGTAACTCTTTCAGCGTCACGTTGTACTGCCTTTGCCATAAGGAAAGCATACTCAAGTCTTGATTCTATTCTTTGTACTGCTGTGAAAGATGTCTGTAGATCTGCACCTTTATTGACTTGCATAACAGATATGTCTGTAGCCAACCCTTCTCTTATCGCTCCGTTCGGTGCTTTGCTTAGAGTCGAAGCTCGTGTTACACCATTGGGATTTACTAGAAATAAAGTTCGTGCTGACGCTGCTGCTGCTTCGATTATTGCTTTCATCAAAGCTTCAAGAGAAATCAAATCTCCTCTGTATTCTTCAACATATCCCCTTCCGTAACTTTCTCCTGATTGTCGGATAAACCTGAGAGGAATAAAAGGAGTGACATCTACTTTAGACATACCATCTGTGCTTGGTATCTTTTCGTTCTTACATTCCTGATGCCACATGAAAGAATCATTGACTCTTTTAACGTGTGTATATATATCCAACTCCTCTTCCATCTCTTCGCTGTATTGTTCTTTCTGCTTTATAAGTTCTAAGAAATCTGCTGGTAATGCTTGAGCATTTATAGTTTCTTTGATAATAATTTCTAGAGTATTACCATTAGGATCTCTTCGTATCACATACTTTTCTAGTGGATATACCTGTAGTCCTTTGTCTGTTAGATAAAGCAGAACATTACCACCTACAATTAGATGCTTGAGTGCTTCAAACATTCCTACTCTATCGTTTGATACTTCTATCTCAGACATCAAAGCATTTTCTATTACCCTCAAAGCTTTGTCCATTTCAGACATTTGTTCACTAGCCCCCTGTTGCATCAAGGCAAGACTATCAATAGTCAGCTTGAAGAAAGGAGTAGAAGGTGGCAACAAAGCAAGCAGCAACTTAGCTGCTAACGAGTTGACACCTCTAGCACCTACACCTTGGAATGGTGTTTTAGTTTTACTTCTAGTACCTCTTGCATTTTCTGGTATTAGATTAGGCAAGGTAAGCTTTGAAGAATCTCTAGCTTCTCTCAAAAAGATAGATCTCTCTTGCTCGTAAAGAGCATACAAAGATGCTGCTGTCTTTTGTGATGAAGTGTAAGCCATGTTATACAGGGTAGTTTAGATCGCTAGTGCTTAACAAAGGAATCCGCAAAGAGCTAGTGCCTAGCCTTCTAGCTGTTGTAGCTCTGGTAGATCTTCTAGAACCAGCAGTCATACCAACTGCACGTTGCTGTCCTGTCACAGTAGCACCACTACTGGCTGGCTTTGGTCTAGTCCTAGTTGGAGTTGATACTCTATCACCTCCTGTAACTACTCTCCCTGCTGTTGGTTCTGGTGGTGGGGGAATAGGTCTTGGTGGTGGTGGTGGTGGTGGGGCTGGTGGTCTACCTCTGCACATAGTTACCTCGTTTTGCTGGATCTACTTCCAGACATTCGTGACTTTCTACTTATTCTAGCCTTTGCTAGATTTTTTGCCTTCTGTTTATTTCTAGCTAGGTTAGCTTTTTGTTGTGCAGTTTTGTTACCTCCACCTCTTCTTGTTAACAATTCTTCTGTTCTCTGTAAGTTTGGATCTACATAAGTTCCTTCTTTCTTCTGTCTCTTTATCTTTAATTCTTCTGTAACTTTCTTTGTATCTTTAGGATTCTCTACACCTGTCTGCTTTCCTGTTACTACAGGTGGTGCATCTTGAAACGCAGCAGTCTCACGTTGCGGTGTTGCATAAGCTGGGCTACCTCCTATACACATATCAATCTAAAACTCTCTGATTAATCATGGCTTCTTGTTGTCGCTTTTGTTGTTCAATAAGATAGTCAACTACAAATCGTTGCCCTGCTTTATACCATATCTCTCTATCAGATAATGACAAGTCTGGGTGACGTTGTGGAAATGCAGCATCAAGACCTTGTATCAAATCATCTGTAATTGGTGGCAATAATGGATTAGCCATAATTCTATGCTATCATTAAATCAATGGGAGTGGTTACCCATTGGTAAAGCGTTGAAACCCCTGAGACAAGTGACTCGTCTTGGGGGTTTCTTCATGGGTTCCAAAGTTTTACTTCTCCTGTATTGTAATCGTAATCTCCTTCTCGTAATATTCTTGTCAGTCTTGCATTGAGAATAGCATCACCAAGACTGTAACCTTTCTTAGTATAAGTATCTAATACCTTAGTCCATAGTGCATCAAGAGTATCAGGTGTATTAGTTAGAGTCTTGCTGGCTGTAACCATACCCATACCTTTGATACCTATGATGCCATCACCAGCATCACCAGCTAGTGACATCTCTAACCAATGTCTGTTTGCTTTCTTCTCTGTAATATGTTCGATTGTATCTTCAGCAATCAGCTTGCAAGGTACAGTCCTCATATCTTTATCGACTGATACTATGATTGGATTCTTGTACTTACCATTGGTTGCAAGCAAAGCCATAACATCATCACCTTCTAGGTTGTCATAAGAAACTGACTCATAGTTTTGTTTTACCTGATTGATTACAGTCTTGAGTGCTAGTGGTTTTCTTTTACCTATCCTGTTGATCTTGTACTCAGGGAATATCTCATGTCTAAATGTAGGGTAAGAAGTGAAGCACATAACTATGTCATGATCTTCTTCAGCAATAGATTTATATACATCTAGTCTGCTATCAATAAGATTTAATATATCTCTTTCATCAGAGTGAAGTGTATGCTCCCACTCTGTCCACCTGATGTCTTGTTCACAAGCACAGCAAGAGGAATAGATAAGCCAATCAGCATCAACAAGTAAAGTCATAATTAAATAAAGTCCTCATACACAACAAGCCGACCTGTCTTTTGGTCGTACAATAACTTATCTACTTCTCCTGTCATACCAGTATGTCTCGACTTCAATACCTTTAGCTGTAGTCTCTGCCTTTCACTAGCATCTCCTACTTGGTTTCTTGATGCACCAAGCACTACATCTGATAGCTGTACCAGAGAGTGAGATCCTCTGAGATCAGATACAGATATGTCTCTACCTTCTTCATGCCCCTGCCCCTGTGGTCTGCGTAGATGACTGACTACTATCAAAGCTATGTTGGTTGCTTCACATAAACTTCTAAGCTTAGTCATTGTTACATCTATAGCTCTGCGTTCATTGTCTAGTTCAAGACCAGACATGACTATTGATATGTGATCTAAGATAACTACTTGTACTTTATCTACAGTTGCCAGATACCTTATCTGTTCTAGCAATACATCAGGGTCAAGACTGCCAAAGTGATTATAAAGAAAGAGGTTGCGAGTTGAAGTCAACCTATCAAACGCAACCTTCAGTTCTTCTTTTTTTATGACATCTTCATTTAAGTGCAAAGGTACATTCAAGTCAATACCTACCAGACCTTGAAGAGTTCTTTGTACTGTTTCTTCCAGACCTATATAACCTACCTTGAGATTCTTTGTTAAGAAGTGATGGCAGAACTCTCTGCATATCGTGGACTTACCAGCACCACTACCACTAGCTACTGTGAATAGCTGGCTAGGAAACAGACCTCTTGTATATTCATTCAGCTTTGGATATGGGAAATCACATACAGCTTTACTTGTTTCTTTGGTAAACAAATCCCATGCGTCTGCTGCATTGATAAGAGAGTCAGGTCTTACTGGTCTAGCTTTCCATAGTCTGTCTTTGACTAGCTCACCTTCTCCTATTACAAGATGATCGTTTACATCATTACGATCTAGTCTTGCTATGGCTGCCTTACCTCTTGGTAATACCTCCATACATTTTTCTGCTGCTTTGTTACCAGCTTCATCATTGTCAAAGCAGATAACAATACGACAAAAACTATCAAGCCATTTGTAGTTTGCTGCTAGGTACTTGGCTGCTGACTGTACCC